AACTCCTCCTACATCGGCGCTCTCCGTAAGGACGCCAAGCTGACCTCCGCGTTCAACACGCAGGGCGACAACAGCGTGGTCCGCACCGGCATCGTCGGCAACATCGGCACCCTGCAGATCATGCAGTACGCTGGTCTCCCGAACAACAGCGAAAACCTCGTCGGCTTCGCGGCCGCCAAGGACGCCATCGCAATCGGCACCGGCTCGGTCTGGTCCGTTGGCACCAACTCCGCTGTCGCTACCATGGGCGGCCTCTCCGTCATGGTTGAGTCCGAGTACACGGGTGGTATCCTCTACTTGACCGCCGCAATTCGCTTCGGTGCCGCTAAGGGCCGTTCGAACTTGAAGCGTATCAAGAGCGCCTAATCAACGCGGCCTAAGCCGCTTAACGAGACCCCCTTGGCTAACCCCTTGGGGGTCTTTCGTTTTCCTACCAAAGCGGGCATATATGATGAGCCTCTACGGAACCGAGTTTCTTAATGACGCAAAGGAGATGATTGCCGACTTCGGCGTGGCTGGTTCCGCCAACTCGGGGGCCATCACCTTCCAATGCCTCATCTCCGACCCTGCCGTGCAGACCGTCCTTGAGGCAGGGGGGTATATGGAGCGGACCCAGTACACGGTAAGGGTGCCCGCCGTAACGGCCTCCTGGAGCCTCCCAGATGGGTCTAATGGGGCATCGGCGGCCCTACTGTCCGCTGGCGTCCCCATCGCCTCCCTAGCCCAAGGGAAGAAAATCGTAGCCGGCGGGAAAAACGTCCGCATCACGACCCAGACCTACAAGCCCGCGTCGGCTTGGATCACGCTCCTCGTCATCGACGATAACCAATAAGGCCGTGGTCAAGGTCACGCTAACGCCCGCCAGTCAGCAGGCCTTCGTGGACGCCATCCAGAAGTTCGCCGCCGCCTCCAAGCAGACCATCCGCGACGCCACCTTGGAACAGGCCGCCCTCGCCTGCCAAGACGCCGCCACGTTTACCCCTCCCCTGACCAAGGGCGGAGGCAACGGCCTATCCAACGCCGCCAAGAAGGCCGGCGAGCGTGCCGTTGACCGAGACGTGGGCAAGGTCGTCACCCCTTTGACGGGCGGAGGTGCAGGGACGCAGGCCACCCGCGTCATCAAGCGCCTTGGCTCCTTGGCTCTTAACGACAACCAAGGCCTGTTCTGGAAGGTGGCCTCAAGCCAATCGACCATCATCTCGGCTAATTCTTTTGTGGCCCGTATGCTCTCCCCGCAGTATAAGGGTTTCGGCACGCCCGAGGGTTTCCAGAAGGCTAAGAACTACTTTAACCGCATCGGCACCCGGGTCGCCGCTCAGTCCTTCAGCTCAGATGGTGGCTTCCTTGACGGCACGGCTGCCATCGACGCGGTCTACAAGCCTGTCTATCAGCGCAACAACGGACGCCTTTGGAAGAACGGACGCAACGTGAGCGGGATTAAGTCCTTCGACAAGCGGGTCGTCGAGAAGAAGGGCGACCTCGATACCTACATCGCCCAACGCCAGGAGACAGTCGGTGCCATCAAGTCGGGCTGGTACAAGGCTTTGATGTCCCTCCCCCGCCCTGTCATCAACGGCGTGGAGAAGAACGCTGGCTCCAAGCTGCGGGCCGCGGGCTGGATTACCAAGCACAACAGCGTTGCCGGGAATAGCGTGACATCCTTCTCTGACAAACTCGCCGACATCACCATCCGCAACCTTTCTGGCAACATCTTCGGCATCGCCGACCAAGCGGGCGTCCTCGGCCTAGTCTACGGCAACCGAGTCAAACAGATGCCCGCCAAAATCCAGCGCCTCATCGCCTCTGATGTAGCCAAGTTTAACCGAAAATAACCAACCTTTATGGGCACCAAATCCATCCGACACATTGTAGAGTCCACCCTTGCGACCTACCTCTCGACCCAAACGGGGCTGACCTCGGTCACCTTCCTTACGGGCGACAGCAACGCCACCCAGACCTTGCCTAAGGCCGTCGTCCTTTGCGACTCTGCCCGACCTCCCGGTAGCCTAGAAGAAGGCGAGGGGAACTACGACTGCTCCGTCCGCATCACCCTTTTCTCCAACGCCGACGACACGACCCTCGCCGATCACCGTGCCCGCTGCGCCGCCTTGGTCGGCAATATGCGGGACATTGCCAGCATTAAGGCCGCCTTTGTCTCTGGCGGGGACGCGACTTGCTACGACGTAAGCATTATCTCCGAGGACGAGGGTATCGACGAACGCTCCTGGGCGACCTCGTTTGCCTTCTCGGTCTGGACCTGTCTGGCCCCGTAATTATTCCAAAACGGGCAAAGACAAATGGCCGCCGTATCTAATGGAACTACTTGCCTCTTCGGTGTCGCTGGTACCGTCAGCAATCTGTTCGTCCAGTCCTACTCGGTCAGCTCGACCTTTAATCTCTCCGCCACGGTCGCAGACGAGACCGGCTTGACCAAGACGACCCGCTTTGACGACCGCAAGACCGAGATCACGGTGGACGGCATTTGCAAGACCTCAGGCGTTCCGACCCTCGGTCATGACTTACTTTTCACGCTCAATGCGGCATCAGCCTACTCGGGCGGCTCGACGGCAACGGTGTCTTACGAAGGCACAATCACCGGCATTTCCGAGAAGGGTTCTAATAAGGATTTCACCTCGGTCTCGGTTACGGCTATCTGCTACGAGGCTGTTGACGTCACTCCTCCTGCCTAATTGACCCAGCCCCAAGGAGGGGCATAGTCCAGGCGTGGACCATCGCTTTCTAAACGCCTTCATCGACCCGGCTCCCTTCAAGTTGCTGGGTCGTTCGCTTTATCCGTGGTGTCTCAAGTACCGCGTGCGACTGATGGCCTTTAAGTCCCCGCTGATCACGGGCGACGGTGGAGTCACTCCCGCTGACCTTATCTTCGCCTGTCAGGTATGCGCCGAAGAACCCTTGGGCGAGTTAGGCTTTTGGGACAAGTTACGCATCAACCGACTGAACAACGACCCAGTAAAGTTTGAGCGCCTCCTCAAGGCCTTTGCCGGGTATGTCCTGGTCAACGACTGGCCTAAGTTCTGGGAGCAGGACGGTAAGAAAAGCGGCGGGGACAACGGCGTCCCTTGGCCCTTGGCTATTGTCGCCAACCTCATCGCGTCAGGCATCGAGGAGAAGCGGGCGTGGGAGATGCCGGAGTGCCAAGCCATCTGGCTAAACTCGGTCTTCGCCATCCGCAAGGGGGCTGAACTCAAGATAATGACCCCCGAGGAGGAGGCCTACATGGAAGCCGAGAGGGCCGCGTCTGCTTCCAATCCAGCAAAGGAGAAGACCGACTGACATGGCCCAATCCTTAGAAGTAAACATCAAGACCACCTCCGACGTCCCGCAGGCGATGGACAAGGCCAAGTCGGCCACCGTCTCCTTCGGCAAGCAGGTCGAGGACATTCAAAAGAAGTTCAGCACCGCCTTTAAGGACATCTTCCTCGGCTTCACCGCCCCGATGGTGCTTATTCAAGGCGCAATGCAGATCATTTCCTCAGCCATCGCAAAGGCAAAGCAGGACGCCAAGGAAGGCCTAGAGTTGATTTCAAAAGGGGAAACGATTTACGCGAACCAAGAAGAACGCCAAATGGCAACTTTCTTCAAAGCAAAGAAAGCACGCGAGGACGAGATGGCTTTGGTCGAAAAAGGAAAAGCCGAATTGGCTCGTCGGTTCATGACCGAGACGGAAGAAGGTAAGCAAATGCGTGCCCGCATCAATTCTGGACGAGTTGCAGGCCAACAACAGTTGATGACGATCGAGGAGATGATTGCCATGCCTGGAGTAAAGGAAGAGGCTCTTCGTCGCTTCTTGGAGTCCAAGGAAGGCAAAGCCTACAAGCCAATCTTTGAACAGGCTATAAAGAATGCAGAGACGTCGCCGACATCGGCTCCGACTCCGACCGGCTTCAAAGGCCCCGAGGGTTTCGGCAACGTCGTCGGCGTCGGCGCCAATCCCGTAATGGAGGCCATGACCCTTCAGCTCGAAGAAGCCCGCAAGCAGACCCAACTCCTTGAGGAAATCCGTAACGGAAACGGAGGCGGCGTGCCGACAGACTTTACCAAACCCCAACCACTCAACGCCGCTTCACGAAGTGGCAGCATCTAATTTCCAATGGCCATCGTTATTAACGGCGACGACTTAGTCGCCCCCATCCTACAATCGGGCTGGACCGTCGTCTCTGACGGCTTCGGCCTTAGCACTTCCGTCTCAGTCTTTAAGGGCGACACGACCACCGAAGTCGACGCCTTCCTTGTCAAGGGAACCGCCCACCCAGACGAGGCTTACGAATACCTTAAGCTCGACAAGTGGCGCATCAGTTGGGACTCCCTGGACATCTGCACGATCACGGTGGACTACGTCGGCATCGAGCCGGGTCCAGAGGAAGAACCCGCCACGATGACCAAGCCGAACATCTCCTCGGCCAACGGCCTGACGAGCGAACCAATCACCTCGCACCCAGCCTTTTTCAATAATCCCGATGGCTCCGGCTACGCTGGCGACATCGCAGGCCCTGGACCTTATACCCAAAGCAGCACCGGTCCGATGGTCATGTCGAAGACGACCCCATCCAAGCCCGAGCGCTCCTACATGGGCATCAACGGAGCTTGCTTTGAGTCTCAGTTCGGAGGTCGTTTCATCGGCTTCGTCGACCCGAGCTTCCCAAGCCTCTACGGCAAGACCAACTACCTTGCCACGACCACGTCCTATTCTGGCATCATCTACAGTTCAACCCTCACAAACGTCCAAGCGCTGCTCGGCCTGCTCAACACGGCGACATCAACGGACTCTTGGGGTGTCTTCCAGCTTCTTCCCGCTTGGGCTCCTACCGGAACGGTCTCTGGTGTAGGCCACGTGAATCTCCTGTCGCAAGTTAACGTGCAAGAGTTCGGTGCCCTCTACAAAATCAACTACGAGATCCGCTACGCCAAGAACGGCTGGGACGCCTTCGTCTACGTCAACCTTGCCCCACCTTCGTAATGAGCCTTCAACCAGGAGTCGGTTATTCCTTCGCCGCGTCGAGCCACGGTACCACGCTGGACGTCAATCCGGTATGGTCCAATTTAGTCCCTCCTTCCTTTGGCACCATCCCCGACGGTGGCGACGGCGGTGGCGACCAAGTCCCGTCGAACAAGGTCATCTTCTCAAAGATGCGGGTCATCTGTCGGACGGCTGGAATTACGGGTACGCCTACGGGAAGCAATGGCATCAATGAAATCCCAGTAAACTGCCTTAGGGAATACAACCTCACGGGTATGGCGGTCTACCCCACGGGCTCCAAGACGGCGGCCACTACGCCCAACACCGACCTCCTCGACAATGGGGCGACCTTCACCCTAGTCCCGCCCGTATCCCCTGCTACGACCAAGGAGTACGTCTTTTGCGTCATCCTCAACCAGTATAACTATTACGCGGGAACCTTAGCCCCCGGTGTGCCTTACGCGGCCTTGATGGAGGTCGGCGGGGATGCCTACACGAAGACGACCCCTTGGGGGTCAGAAGACGGATGCGACTTTCAAAGTTATGTTCAGTTATCTCGCTGGAGCCTGTTGAGCATCCCTAATGCTTCCGACCCTATGTTTGGAGAACCGACGACTTTCTGGGCGACTCACTTCTTCAATACTGAGTCCTTCGATCCGATGCTGTATTACTTGCAGAACTACAACTGTCAGCGCCTCCGCATCGCCACCGTGTCCTGGGACAATACGACCAGCAAATGGGTGCTGACCCAGCACCTCCTCGGCCCGATCACCATCCCCTATAACATCTTCTTTGCCGGCGAGTATCAAGTCTCCGGCACCGACCCAGACCCGACTTGGCTGACCATCCCGCAGAACGCCACGGAACAAGCAGCTTGGGAAGGCGCCTACGCTGGTTCGACCAAATGGGACGGAACGGGGACCAGCCCGACCGCCGTAATCCCTGTATAATCGACCCCCCTTCCAATCCCGCCATCATTAAGACGCCATGACTTGCTCGACCTCAGTAACCTTCAAGCGCGGCACGACCTTCGCGGGGACCGTCACCTACACCCCCCAAGCCGGCGGGCCTGCCAACCTTCTGACGACCACGGTCACCTCGTCCATCATCGACGCCGCCAATCAGGTCTACCCGACCACGATCACGATGGCGGGAGACGGCCTTTCCTTCGTGGCCTCCTACAGCCCGACCGCCAACTGGTCGCTCGGCTCGGCCCGCTGGGACATCAAGTTCGCCTACGGAACGACGGTCTTCTACTCGGAGACCATGCGCCTCAACGTCATCGACCAAGTCACCGCCTAATCATGCCCATCTCCATCTCTTCGCAAGTCCTGGGGACGCTCTCGGTCACGGTGGCGGAGACGACGGGGACGCTTGAGGTCGCTGGCCTTGCGACGGCCCCTGCCGTCCTGTCGGTGGAACTGGGGACGCCCGGCCCTGCGGCGACTGTTGCGGTGGGTACGACGACGACCCTTGCTCCTGGCTTAAATGCCACGGTGGTCAACTCAGGCACCTCCCTCGCGGCGGTCTTCGACTTCGGCATCCCTCAAGGCCAGCAGGGTATCCAAGGCATCCAAGGCATCCAAGGCATCCAAGGAAATGCAGGCTCGGCTGCAACCATTACCGCGGGAACGACAACGACCCTTTCGCCCGGTGCCTCGGCAACGGTCACGAACTCGGGCACCTCTTCCGCCGCGATCTTCGACTTCGGCATCCCCGCTGGGGCCACGGGTGCGACTGGGGCTACGGGCGCCACGGGTGCAGGAG